ACGTCGATGCGCCGTTTTCATAAATTCAAAGCGATAAAGAGATGGCCGAGCGCTATGGTCTCAAGATGGCATTTGAACCATTTGGCGCGAAATTTCCTGCCGAGGTTGAGATAACGGGTGACACTGATGGCGACTGATTTTCCGACCAAAGGCGATGACAAAAAAGTCAGCTTGCGCAACAGTAATTATCCGCAATTTGACCATGGGTTCGCGGCCGGCATAAAAGAGAACAATAAAAAAGTGTGGCGAGCCGGCGGCAATATCCGCGGCAATGAGGCATACAATTTCTGGACCAAGGCGCGCGACGGCGAGGAAACCGCCGGCGTGATTGCATGGATTAAAGAGCGCGAGGCTTGGGCCGCACGTCATTTCGGTGATGGCGGTCAATTCAAGGACGGTAAGGAACCGAACCTCAGCTCAATCGGTGGCGTCGTCGCTCAGATGAAATGGGGTGTCATCGGCACGCTGGGCGAGCAAGGTATGAAAGACGTCATGCTCGAAGTGGTCAAAAAGCTCGAGGGCAAGAAAGATGAAGACGAGCGCGCGTTCTCTGATTTGAGCGACGAGGTTCAGGCCGGCTTGCGCAAGAAGGTCGATGAGCACAATGAAGAGCATGGCGACACAGCAAGCAAGCGGGCCACGGTCCGGATGTTGGCCGCTGTGTTTGAGCGTGGCATCGGCGCTTATAAAACAAACCCCGCCTCGGTCCGGCCGAATGTGTCCTCGCCTGAACAATGGGCATACGCCCGCGTCAACAGCTTTTTGTTCGCTTTGCGCACCGGTCGTTTTCAAGGTGGCAAACATGACACAGATTTGTTACCATCTGGCCATCCGCTATCGACAAAGGACGAGAGAGACATGGATATTGAGAACATTGAAGAGCGTCACATTCAAAAAGTCGAAGAGACGGACGACGCCTATATCATCACATTCGGCAAGTCTATGCCGGAGCGTGGCGACGAAGAAAAAGAAGAAACGCCCGAGATTGAGGTTGAGCGGTTTGACCGCACTGACATGGAGAAGCGCTATCATCACATGGATGATGAGGAGCGCTTTATCGACGAGGAAACTCGCATGGTCCGCGTTGGCGTATCGAGCGAGGAGCCGGTCGAGCGCTCATTCGGCAAGGAGGTCATTGACCACAGCCGTGAGAGCATGAACTTAGAATTTCTGAACTCTGGACGCGCCCCGTTACTGGTCGGGCATGATATGAACGACCAAGTGGGTGTCGTCGAGAGGGTTGAGTTGGATGAGGAGGCACGTCGTCTGCGTGCTGTCGTTCGGTTTGGTAAAAGCCAGCGCGCCTCGGAAATATTCGACGATGTTCGTGACGGCATACGCATGAACATTTCAGTGGGCTATCGTATCGATGGCCGAGTAGAGCGTGAAGATGACCCCGAGGATTATGTTCGGGTTCGGACCACGCCTATGGAGATTAGCTTGGTGCCAATTCCGGCTGATGCCAGTCAGCAAGTCGGGGTCGGCCGGTCAGTTTCCGAACCTTTAACTGAAACATCTGACACAACGGAGATTAAAATGTCTGATGAAATTAAAAACCAAGGCGTTGACCTTGATGCAGTAAAGGCCGAAGCTGTCCGCACTGCACGCAAGAACGACGCTGAAATCTTGGCCCTTGCCGCCAAGCACAACAAGCGCGACCTCGGCGAAGGCGCCATCCGTGACGGCCTGTCTGTTGACCAATTCCGCGGTCAACTGCTGGACATCATCGGCGACGAAAAGCCTTTGGACGTTCGTGCCGCTGACGTTGAAGTTGCACCGAAACAGCGCGGCGACTATTCGCTGGGCCGTATGGTTCAAGCTCAAGTCACTGGTGATTGGACCGAAGCTGGTTTCGAGCGTGAAATGAACCAAGAGATTGCACGTCGCGTTGGTAAATCTGCCGACGGCATCTATGTTCCGGATTTCGCTTGGCAACAGCGTGGCCCGCTGTCAACCGCCGCAACGGCCGGTTCTGCATCTGAGGTCGTTTTCGACGATTTCGTTCCGACCGAGCACCGCGGTGACATGTTCATCGAAGCTCTGCGTGCCCGTCAAGTTTTGGGCAATCTCGGCGTGACCTACATGGGTGGTTTGACCAGCCGTGTATCAATGCCGAAACTGGCCACCGGCGCCAACGCTGATTTCGTGACCGAATTGTCTGACGTGACTGACGGTGCTGGCACCGACGGCTCAGTCGACCTCATTCCGTCAACAATGGGCGCATTCGTTGAAATGTCTCGCCTTTTGGTTCTCGAGAGTGTTCCGAGCATTGAGCAAATCATTCGCAACGACCTGTTGGCATCTGCCGCAGACCGCATCGAATATTATGCCATCAATGGTTCTGGCGCATCTGGTCAACCGACCGGCATCTTGAACCTGAGCGGCATCAACAACCTCGACATTTCAACCGGCACTGACGTCGACGCTCTTACATGGGCCGACATCGTTGCATTGGTGAAATTGGTCGAGGAAGACAATGGCATCGTCAATGACAACACGACTGGCTTCTTGTCCAGCCCCGCTGTCAAATCGAAGCTGGCGTCAACGGCTCGCGTTTCAGGAACCGACAGCGTGTTCTTGCTGAACGACCCGTGGAATAGCCTCTATGGTTACAACGCTCAGTTCACCTCGAACGTGCCGACGAACCTCAATCCGGGCGATGGCGGCAATGACGCCTCTGCTTTGGTGTTTGGTGATTTCTCCAATTACATCATTGCCAATCATGGTGCGCCGAGCATCTTGGTTGACCCGTATAGCAACTCAAAAGCTGGCACCATCCGCATGGTGCTTCATGCTGACGTTTCAATGGCTTCACGCCACGACGTCTCGTTTGCTAAGACCGATGAGGTCAGCGTAGCCTAATCCTAGGCAACACATGGAAGTGGCGGGTCAGTTTGAGAAGGAGCTGGCCCGTCACGACCTAAAAAAAGAGGTGGCAAAATGAAAATCAAAATCTTGAAAAAATGTTTCATCGGGACTGGCAACAGTTTGTTGGCCGGAGAAACGCACGAAATTTCTGACCGCTCGGCTGAGAACCTTATCGCCGGCGGTTTTGCCGTTAAAGTCGGCACCAAGAAAAAAGCCGCGCCGAAAACAACGCGCGCAGTTGAAACTTTGGAAACACCGGAAAGCGAATAGGCCATGGCAGTTGAGACCGCCGCCGACCGAGCAATTTTTCTCAACACCGATGATTTCGGTGTGGCGGCGTCTTATACACCGGCCGGCGGGTCCGCGACTACTGTGAACGGTATCTTTGATAATGAATATTTTGAAACAGATGCCGGCGGTGAGGTGGCTTTTGCGTTACAGCAACCGATGTTTCATTGCCGCACGGCTGACGTCGCGAGTGCCGCCGAGGGTGATGCCATCACTATTTCTGGCACTGATTATATTGTGCGCAATGTTAGACCGGATGGCACAGGCATGACGATGCTTATGCTCGAGGAACAATAAGATGGCGCATGTCAGAAAAACAATCCGCGACCATATCACGACGACCCTGACCGGTCTCACAACAACTGGCTCAAATGTGTTCCAAACGAGACTGTTTCCGGTCGAGGAAAGCAAGTTGCCGGCATTGTGCATTTACACAAAGTCTGAGGCGACCGAATATGCCACGCTGACACAATCTCGCACGCAAATCCGTGAGCTTGAGGTTATCGTCGAGGCATATGTGAAGGGCACGGCAAACATCGATGACACTCTTGACACGATTGCCGTTGAGGTCGAGGAAGCTCTCGCATCCGATGTGACACGCAACAGCAACGCCAAGGACACGCGCGTCACGTCTGTCGATATTGATTTCAATGGTGACGCCGAACAATCGGTCGGCGTTGCAAGGTTCACAGTCGCGGTCGATTATGTTACGGTCGAGGGCGACGTAGAAACGGCGGTGTAATTATGGCGAAACGTGTTAAGCTATACAAAGATGGCGACATCAAAGAGACTTGGTCAGAGAATGCCGATAAATGGCTCGAGGCTGGCTGGTCGATTGATGAACCTAAACGTCAAGCAAAGACGAAAAAATCAGCGAAAGTAGAAACCAAAACTGAAACAAACGAGGCTTAATTATGGCAACACATACAGGCTCAGAGGGTTCGGTCGCCGTAGGTTCAAACACAATCGGCGAAGTGCGCTCATTCTCACTCACCATTTCTGGTGAAACAATCGAAGACACGGCCATGGGCGACACACATCGCTCATACAAAGCCGGTCTGAAAGATGCGACCGCATCTGTCGAAATGTTTTTCGACGAAGCCGCCCTGTCCGGTTCAACCGGCCAAGCGGAGCTGGATGTCGGTGACACCATCACATTGAACCTTTATCCGGCCGGCGAAACTGCTGGCACGCGCTATTATACCGGCACCGCTTTGGTAACGAGCAAAGCCGTTACGTCAACTTTTGACGGCATGGTCGAAATGAGTGCTGAGGTTCAATTCACTGGTGGTCTTACCGAAGGTGACACCGCTTAAATTAAACTCGACTAATAGGTGGTATGATGTCGAAATTTGGCGAACAAATCCGTTCGTCCTCTGTCTCACACCGGAACCGTATTGAGGTTCCGGAGTGGGGCACCGAGGACGCTCCAATGGTTATTTTTAGCTCACCGCTTTTGGCGGGTGAGTTTAACCGCTTGCAAAAAAAGCATCCTGACTTTTTGAATAACATGACGATTGAGGGCCTTGTTGACCTCATCATTATGAAGGGCGAAGACGAGCAAGGCGAGAGATGCTTTGACGTCGGCGACAAACCCATTCTCATGCGCCAACCGGTCTCGATTGTGAGCACGGTTGCCGGTGCGTTGATGGGCGAAGTGACCTCAATCGGGGACGCGGAAAAAAACTAAAGAGCGGTCAACAGCGCTTCTTTATGTTTGCGTTGGCTGACCGCTTGAATAAGACGGTCGCGGAGATTGAGGAATTGCCCTATAATGAGCTCATTGAATGGGCCGCATATATAGGAATTGTGAACAATGGCACAAGAGAACCTTAATTTTCGCATCACCGCAATCGACAAAACTCGTCAAGCGTTCGCGTCGGTTCGAGGTGGTTTGGACCGCGTCAAATCAAGTGTTTTCAATGTGCGCAATGCTGTGGTCGCTCTTGGCGGCGCCTTGGCGCTGAGACAATTTGCTCAACAGATTGATGATGTCGCCAAGCAATCTCGTGTTTTAGGCTTTACGGTTCAACAGCTTCAAGAGTTGCAGTTTGCGGCATCTCAAGCCGGTGT